TTGTTTTCCAATCCTGAACGTCTTCTGACAGTTCAGCCTCATCTTCGACCCAATGGATCTCTTCGTGTTTTTTAACTAGTTCTACCGCCCATGGATATTGAAACGGCTTGTATGATTTTGAAAATTCCATTAGTGACATTTTATTACCCCTCGCAAGCTATGCATTCGTTTGATTCTGTTATTTCGTACGTTGGTTGTGGTGTGTTTAAATATTCCATAAGTTCATTATAACCACCTACATATTGACCGGCCATATAGATTTGAGGAACTGTAGTAACCTTCCGGCCTGTTACTTCAGCTGCAGTCTTTTTGATTTCAGTTAAATTAATAAAATCAAAAACAATTCCTCGTAATTCTAATTCTTCTTTTGATTTTGCACAATATACACAATCAGTTTTACCATATATGATAGTTCTTTGATCGTCTTGTAGTGCAACTCTTTCTACTTTTTCAGATACATTTTCAGCACGACTTGATGCTTCTGTTCTTAAATAGTAAAGACCTTTTAAACCTTTTTTCCATGCTTCAATATGTACTTTATTGACATAGCTTTTTTCTACTCCAGATGGAAAGAATACGTTTACACTTTGGCCTTGGCAAATATATTGTTGTCTATCAGCAGCATGAGTAACTACCCAGCTTTGATCTAATTCTTGAGCTGTTTTAAAGATAGCCTTTTCACCTTCTGTTAGAAACGGCAAATGTTGTACAGACCCTTTAGCAGTAATGATTGAAGTCCAAGTAGAATCATTATTCATTTCATACTTAACAAGAGTTTCTTCTAAATATGGATTCTTAACAAGAAAAGAACCTGCTCTTGTTCTATGAGTGTATGCATTTGCTTTCGCTGGTTCAATACTTGGAGATGTTCCTAATATAATACCTGATGATGCATTAGGTGCAATGGCCAATATATGACTATTACGTACACCACTCTGAGGACCATCTGGATAACTACCTCTTTCAGTTGCTAAATTCTTTGTAGATGCTATAGCATTAACTTTAATATTTTTAAATACCACTTCATTGATTTCACGTGCTAGTTCTGATTCCCATGCTACTCCTTGTCTTTGGAGGAGGTGGTGGAATCCCATAGCGCCGAGGCCAATCGATCTTTCTCTTTCAGCCGAGTATCTAGCTCTGGATATTGCATCCGGAGCGTTCTCAATAAAGTATTCCAACACGTTGTCAAGCATAACAACCAGATCGGATACAAGCGATGTGTTTTTCCAATCGTCAAATAGTTCGAGGTTAAGACTGCTAAGACAACAAACAGCAGTTCTGTCAGCACTTGTCGGTAGATGAATTTCATTGCATAAATTACTCCCATGAATCTTTAACCCTGCTTCCGCTAAAGGCTGCGGTAAATATTTGTTAGCTGTATCAATAAAGTTAAGATATGGTTCACCAGTTCTAAATCTAACCTCAATAATTCTTTGCCATAATTTACGAGCATTTACTGTTTCTTTTACAGTATCGTCTTTAGGATCCTTTAAGTCCCAAGAACCATCTGCTAAGACGGCTTCCATAAATGCATCGCTGATGTTAATAGCATTATGTAAATTAAGTGCTTTCCTTTGTACATCACCAGTAGGAATACGCATGTTAAGAAATTCCACAATATCAGGATGTGATATATCCATATATGCAGCATAAGACCCTTTACGAGTTTTACCTTGTCTATATGCAATCATATCAGCATCAACTGTATGCAGAAACGGCAATGGACCGGGTGCAATGTCTGACACTGTTCTTACATCAGACCAATGACCACCAACACCACCACCAAATACAGACAACCAACGCAGCTCAGAACTATGAGAGATTAAACCTTCAAGAGTATCTGGTACATAAGTCAAGAAACACGAAATGGGCAATCCTTTGTCTTTAGATGCACCATTAGGAGCATTTGACAAAACAGGAGAGGCAAACATAAACCATTTTTTAGAAACAGCATCATATAGACGTTGAGCCATAGCCCAATCAGTTTTGCCTTTATATGTTGACCATGCAGTAGCAGCTCTAGCATAAGCTTCTTGAGGAGAATTTTCATGATCACGCATGTAAAAGTCTTTTAGCATACCGACAGCATAGTCAGTAAGTAAAGCGTCTCTGGATTTGTCAATTTTTATTTTCATGCGTATAGCTCCTTATCGCCTAACAGGATGCTAAGCGCTGTGTCTGTTTTAATTTTTATAGTACTATTATATATCAAAAGCCGCATTTTGTAAAGGACTAAATGCGGCTTTTTAACAAAAATATTTTTTTTATTTTGCTTTAGTTGCTCTGGCTTTTTCTACTGCTCTTGAACCAAACCAGAATGAAATGATGGCTGCAAAAATTGCTTTTGTTTCATCATCCCATAACAATTGAATAGCATCAGCAAATGATGTACCCATTTCAATTGCGCTCATAAGGAGGGTGATTTCAATTGTTACGAATAACCCAAAGAAACCATACGTGATAACTGGTCTAACAGACTTTTGTAAGCCTGACATGAAACCAGTTCCTTTTGAAATTGCGATGTCATGTTCCATGAGTCTTTTGTGCTCTTCATCAGCACCCATAGTATTATACATCTTGAGATCGAATTCCATTCCATCTCTTTTAAATTGCCCCATAAGTTGCAATTTGTCTAATTCGTGTTTTCTATCGCCTTTAGCTTTAAAAATGTCGGTTATAGCAGGAACTGCTGAACCAGCAAATCCTAAAAGCGACCCTAGTAATGCTATCATTTTAGATACTCCCTAAATCGTTTTAACATAAGTGGCGGTTTATCTTTTTTCCTACGTTTATCTGTAACATTTGTTATTGACAACCCAGGAATATTTGGTATTGAAGAAGTATTTGTGGCCGGAGCCTCTTCTTTCTTTATTTTGTCTGTGATTTTCTTCATGAATAGATCTCGCTAATTGTGACATATATTGGCTGCATTGTATTATAATGCTTTACTTCATATATGCTAAGGCCAAGCATCTCACCTACTGGATAACAATCAGGTTCTACCATGATTTTATCTTTTGCTTTTACAATTGACTCAGCGGTTGAATTTACAATCTTATCTTCATATAATCTATAAACACCCGGAGACAACATACCATCAGCAAGTGTAAACCAAGTGTTTTGTTCTGCAAGGAAATCAAGTGGTTCGTAACCTGATTTCTCCATAATTTTCATGCAGCTGTCATCGCTTAATTCTAGTTTTTCTTTTACTAAAAATAAAGCTGCAGCATATGTACCTAAGCGAGAACTACCGCCTGGGACTTTTGCAAGTAATTTTTTGATATTGAATACTAATCGAACGAAATATGTGTATGCTGATTTTTTAGTGGTAGAATCAAGCTTGACGCTTTTATCTCGTACACCGTTACTATCCACAATTCCTAATTTAAATGCATCAGTTTTTTCAAACGGAGTAACTAGTAACTTCAGAAATCTGAAGGTGTAGACTAGATCACCTGCTCTTGTTAATAAACCCATTTAAATCTTCCTTAGCTTATTGACCACTGTTTGGTCCATTTCAATATTAGTAAACTCATCATTTTTTATATACTTAAGATAGACTAAGAATGGTTTAACTACTGGCCAGTGTCTACCTTCTAGTTTGACTGCAAGAATTTTAATTCCTGCTTCTATTCCAAATACATTAAAGACTACAATAATATGATTAAGTATCAAACGTTCTGATAAATCACCTGTTTCCAGATACCGATTTACCAGACGTTTGATGTACTTAAATCTTTTTATGTCCTTATCAAATTCCTCTTGATCTGCACCACGAGGATTATAATAATTTTGAGCAGCATAAAGATATATGTTGCTTTCGCTTGATTCATTAAACATTCGTCACCTAATATATTCTTAAAGAATTATATATTAGTGAGGAATTCCTTGGATTTCAAGTTCTTCGATCAAGGATTCCTTAGATTGTCTACGGTCTAATTCAATACCGTATTCAGATCTTCCAAATGCTTCCAGTTCGCGCTTAGTCATATCATCTAATGACTTTGTAGGAGCAGCTTCATTTAGCATTTCTGCTTCTTGAACAGGAACTTCTACAATCGCTTCTGGAATTGGTGCAGCTGCCGGAGCAGCTCCATTCCATTCTGCAATGTCAGCTTCTGAAATTCTTTGAGATTTCAGAAGTTCACCATTTGGTGATACCCAACCGCGTGCAGTTGGAGTAGCATCTTTAGCCCAGCCTGGGGGTGATATAGCCATAATTATTTCTCCGATGGTTTATTAATAATAGTTTTATCGCCTGCTGCGTTATCACCTTTACGCATTGGTGATGGTTTTACAGCAGGAACTTTTGCAGCAGCATCAGCAACAATTTTAGCGTCGCCTTTTACTTCTGGCTTATGGTCTTTAACCATTTTGTCAGCTGACTTTGAGTTTTTGTCAAACTGGCCTTCTGGTTTAGTTGCGCCTTTAGTTTGCGCATTTTCCCACATTTTCATCATTGCTTGACGCATGCCACTTTGAACACCAGCATATGTCTTTTCAATAGTAGCTTCTTCTTTGGCCACTGTAGGTTTTTCTTCATCGTCATCTGCTTCTACTGAATCTGCATCTGCAGGATCTTCGTCATCAGCTTTAAGCTTCTTTTTCTTTTTCATTTCTTTTAGCTTAAATTCTTTGACATCAGCTGGATCACATTCACCTTCATGAACCTTACCACACTTTTCACATATTTGGTCTTTTTCTTCTTTTACTTCATCGTCAGCTGGTTCAGCAACTTTCTTTTTCTTTTTATCATCTGGCTTTTCATCAGCAGCAGGTGCATCATCTTGGTCATCACTATGGTCTTCATCTTCAGAAGTTGGCTTCTTTTTCAATGCAGCTAATCCTGCCTTTGCTTTTGCAAGGCGATCTTTATCAGCAACCTTCTTTTTAGCTTTGGCCAATTTATTGTCTGCAGCATCTGCTCTACCAGCAGTTGAGAATCTATTAGCCACTTTCTTTACTCCGCTGACAGCAGCGCCACCAATCTTTTTAAGAGTACCAATGATTTCGTCTAATTGCTCTGGAGTAGCTTCTTCGATAAGTGTATCGAATTCGTCTTCGTCCATATATGTTAACCAGTCAAGTGACTCAAATTTGCCACCTAAAGCTTCTTCGCAATTATATTTTTTACCTGCAAATACGAATGTCTTATCGCCATTTGCTTTGGCTGCCTTAGCTGCCATAATAAATCCACGTTTGCCTTCGGACTTTGGCTCTTCTTTGTCCATAGCTTTAGAAATAGCTTTACGTTTTTTATGTAAAAACTCATCAGATGAATCAGTATCACCATCGTTGTCGAGATCTTTATCTTTACGATCGGCAAACTTCTTTTTAACAGCTTTAGGCTGGACTTTATCCATACCATCACCATCATCTGATTTGTCGTTGGAGTTATCTTCTTTTTTAGAGGCAGCTTCGATAACGGAAAGGTACGCAAGCCCCATTTTTTTGATGTCTTCGGTTTTCATTTATTTATCCTTTTTTACATCCAGATTTGACTTGCAATACCCGTTACAATTGCAACGATGCATACCCAAAACAGTTTGTGGATGAAATCTACTGTCTTGGCATTAGAATCTACTTTTTTCTCAATTTCGTCTAGCTTTACACTAAAACGATTCATTCTATCAAAGGTTTGTTGATGATCTTGTTGTAGACTACCAATCTTTTCTTCGGCACGCGCTAACGACACCATCGCTTCAGCGAGCTTATCAATCTTTTCTTCAATGCGATCTAATCGCTGATTTTGTGTTGTTGCCGGCATTACCGATAATCCTTGTTTTAAATTTAACATTTCCAACGTTTAAGCGACATAGCTTTCCGCGTTGGTCTACCTTTTTCGTCTTTCATTGGACCTTTTACGCCGCTCATTCTAGCACAAAAAGATTTACGTCTTCCTGCATCTTTACTCCCAGGTTTTACTTTACCTGTGACAGCGGTTTTAAGATTTCCACCAGTTTTTCTGTTAACAGCAGCTACACCTTTAGCAGTCATACCTGCACCTGACTTAGTAGATCTAAAATGACCTTTTCCGTCTTCGCCACGAGCTTCTATAAATGTTTTAAATTTATCCACCAAATTCGTGCCCCGCTACTCTTCTCATTTGTTTATTAAATTGTGCCTGTGATGGCTTCTCTTTATATAATTTAATAGAGATCTCAGGTCGTTCTTTTCCTTTAATTCTCCAATTCAAGCCTTTTGCTTTATGATCAGGATCAGTCGTTTTTACTACTCTACGTTTATAACCTGCTTCCCAAGTTTCGCTTTTCTTTTCAACACGGATGTCGTCAAAAGTCTTTGCCTCACCGGGAGTCATTTTCTTTGCGTGTTTAGTATATTTATCTGTTCCGATTTCTTGCATTTATCTTCTCATTGGCTTTACTTTTTTACCCTTCTTAAACTTAGAAGAGTCTCCTCTGTCGAGCATGCCCATAACACCATCGCCCGCATCATCTTTACCATGATAACCTTGTGCTTTCCCTGGTGGTAATTTTTTAATCTTTCCACCTTTTTTCTTAAAGTCAGCAATAGCTTTATCATGAGCTGCTTTTTCTTTAGGGCTCATAGCTTCTTTTCTAACAGGCTTTTTTTCTTTATCAAGCATCTGTCTAATCTTTAAAAGCTTACTTTTGTCTGATGGCTTTATCATTTTCTTTTTCTGCGTGTCAGCATGGTGTCCAAAAGATGGCTTAACTGCTTCATCTATAAATTGTGCAAATTTTTTCATTATAGTTTCTCTATTTTAAATGATGGTCCGGTTGAATAAATACGTACGCCTTTTTTGTCTATGTTTGGCATAATGTATTCTTTCACCCAAGCATCTGGGTTAGGCCATTGGCCACTAACTATGAGTTCGCCTTTTTTATACTTTCCAGCTTTCATATCTTCTTTAACAAGATCTTCGTTACTTACTTGTTCAATGTCTAAAGTCTTAGGATAACCTTTATCGCCCGGCTTTGCTTTAGGCTTACCTGCTGCTCTTTTTGCTCTAATGTTGTCCCAAAGACCTTCTTTCATTTCATTAGTTACTTTTAAAACTTTTTGTACGTCTGGATGCTGTGATAAACCTTTTGCAAGTTTCTCGATAGCTTTAACTGCACCTGTCATGTTGCCACCTTTGTATCTCTTATCGTTGGCAATACCGTATGCTTGTTTAATTAGTTTTGAATCAAACTTCTTTGCTTCTTCGAGTGACTCATTTTTGCCACCTTTCCATTGAAATGTTTTTGGATCAATGTTAAGTCTTTTCATGGCTTTCATGATAATCTTACGAGCATCGTCATTTGGCTTCTTTTTTCCAGCTGCAGCAAGATCGTCATATAGAATATCATCGCCAATATATGGCTCAATTGCTTCAACAGCATCATCACCATCTTTACCTAATTTAATAGGCTTTGACATTGCTTTTTTAAATCTAGCTGCTACCTTTTTGTCGCCCGGCAAATGCCAAGATCCTTCTTTTAAACCGAGTCTTAATTGATCGAAACTTTTCATTTATTTTACCTTTGCTGCTAAATCTTTATCAGCACCACCCCATGTGCCTTTAGATTTAGTTACGAACGAGTTAACACGAGCAAAGGCCCATTGTTG